AGCAACTTGCGAAGCAATGCAACACGCTCAAGCATTTCCTTCTTGTAGCGGTCAGTTCCGGTGCCCATCGTGCTGTCGAGATTCTGGATGGACTTCTTGAGCATAGCCTGCTCGGACCTGATCTTGGTCATACCCCTTGTCCAACCAGATGCGTCCATGAGGACTTGGTAGTAGAGTGAGCCAACTGTACTTTTGCCTGCCATTACTTCGCCATGTTGTTGAGTTTCTCAAGTGCGGAACTGGGATCAAGTTCCTTACCACCGGTGCCACCGGCCTTGTCGTAGGCTTCCCGTTCTCTTTGTGCCTTCAGGGTTAGGTAAGCAATCCACCAGTCAATCACAATAGGTGAAACCCCATTCATCCAGTGAATGGGGTCATCTATCCCAAGCATCTCGCAAATAGCAAACACTGATTCGAGCCTTGGATTGGACTCGATCTCCAGCTTGAGTTTGTCTATTTGCCCTTGAGCTTTCCCCCGCGATTCTCATTCCACTCCTCAATGGCAGAGATCAACGGATCGATCTTCAGGGCATCGAGTGACATGAGGTCGTTGATGTCTTTGTCTGTGAACAGCGGCTCGCCGTCTTTGTCACAGACGTGATCAACTATCGCGAGACACCTTGCACGCTGCATTGCGTCGCTACGCATCTGACCTTTCTTGGAGTCATACAGGGATGCCATGCGTCTGGAACGCTGCAGTTCCGAGACAGACTTCACATAAACTGTCTCGCCAAAGAACTCGCCAAGGACATCGGGTTTGGATAAAGAGGCTTTCTTAAATAAGGTCGCTTTCGTCAAACTCATCTTGCACACTTTCGGTTGGTGGGTCTATATCTTCATTCAGAAGTGTTGGGGCGTTGACGTAATCAGCCTCACGGTCCAGAAGTTCTTGGACCTGAGAGACGATTACCTGTTTGTCAAGTGGGGGAACTAGGTCTGTAAAAACGATCTTGTCATCTTTCCCCCAACCAATGAGACCGACACGCTTGCCATTATAGTGAATGAAGTATTGCTCAAACACCTGTTCCTGTTTGGTGGCAAGGTTGATGCCTATATGTTGGATCAGTTCGGTTTTCATTGGTTTCTCCTATGTTATCGGACAGATTATGTAGCGGCTGTCCAAGTCGGTCCAGTTGCGCCGTCAAACACAAACACGACGGTTTGCTCAAGAAGGCCACCGATAGTGACTTCTGGAAGCGTACAACTCAAGACGTAACCAGTGCCAGCCAAAGTTGCACCCGATGTGCCGCCCGGAGGGGTGGGGAAGGTGACTGTCAGGGTGTCTGATTCGCTATCTGGTGTCACTGGCGAGTCAGTTAAGTCGAACACCAACGTCATGCTGACGCTGCCGGCATCCACGAGGTCGCTAACGATCTTCTTGGTAAAGCCAGTGTCTGAGAGACATGAGGTGTCGATTTCTTCCATGCTCCACTCAGGAAGCGTAAGAGAGCGAAGGCATGTGATAGCACCGCCACCGCTCAAGGCAACCGTGGTGCCTTGTCCTGTTGATCCAGCCATGTTTTATGGTCCTTAGATTCTAACGTAGTTGATGTAATAGTCTTGACCACATAAGTAGCCACGTTGATCTGAACCGTCTACTGGGTTCAGGATTGTCCATTCGATGCCGCCTTCAATTACGACGCCTTCGATTGGGTGTGTAGGGTCAGCAGTGTTACTGTACCCATCTAGGGTGTCCTCGATGATCTCGATCACGCTTTCGGACTGGGAACGTGAATCGGTCACAACTTCGACTGTTAACCTAGCAGTGTAGGCTCTTACGGTGCAGTTATTAACTGTCCCATGAGCAACGCCGCTGAGTATTGATAATACGACAACAGGTCTGTCGTCGTCCTGCGGAGGGTTGTCCGCGTATATGTTTTGTCCAACGATGTCGGTCAGTGCCGTCGTTGATTTAAGCAGTGCTATTAGTTGAGGTGCTGGTCTCATGCTATCCAACCTTTGCCCACTTACGCAGGATTTTCTTTAGTTTCACGATCTGCTTTTGTCTTGTCTCGTCTGCTGCTGGCCCAAGGAAAGGCCTAGCCGGCAGTTTTGGGCCCCGCTTCTTTCCCCACTTCTTGTGATTGGGTGCACCAAACTCAAGTGTGTGGGCGTGGTTGTGTCCATCACGAGAGTTTTGCTTGTCGTCGAAACCGTAAACAGGGCCAGTGATTCCGTACCCGCCCCTACGCTTCGATGACCGGGATATGATGCCATACTTTCCATTCTTTCCGCCATTGCGTGCCATCGACTTCTTGTCCGCACCACGCTTGGCTACAACCTTTGCTGACCAGCCTCCCTTGAGGTATGGACCATTCGGGCCGTTGATTAGCGGTGAGCCTCTTGTTCCAGTTCTCTGCGACTCTCCGACAGAGTTTGGACCGCCACCTAACTTCAGTTTCTGGACAGCCGCTTTCCTTACCTGAGTGCCGATTGCATCAACAATCTTAGGGAACACAGTTTGCCTTAGTTCTTCGTTTATCAGCATAAGGTCTCTTCCAAGGTCAGTCATGTTGATCTGACCAGCAGCCTTCATGCCGCCTCTGCTAGGCACGACTGGCCCCTTTCGGTTGCCTCGTGCCAGTATGTTTTTCATTGCACCCATTAGGCGTCACGCAACTCCACTCGTAGGGAGAAGCCATCTCCGGCAACGTCTCTCACAGCAGTGATGCCATATGTAACGCCGTCGATGATACACCTGCACTTGGGTGTCACCTGCCCTTTAACAGCAGGGGCATCCCCGATGGCAACCTTGGTTGTTAAGTCCTTAGTCTGTACGCCATCGAGGATTTCGCCACCACCTAGATCGACCAACTCACACCACCAGTCACTGATGATTGTAGTCCATGTCCCTTGGGAGTAACTGACCTGACCATACTCATCGACCGACACAGGTGGAGACTGAATCTCTGCCTGATAGTTACGGTGCCCGATACGCTTGCGGTTAAAGCCAGTTAGTTTAGCCATTACGGATATGAACTCCTAAGAAGTTTCTTAACGATGTCCTCGTATGATCGACCGTCATTTGTGTTCACGCCATTCTCTTGTGCTGGGTCGAAGTATGCACGCCCAACCTCTAGCAAGATTGCTTGCTTATAGAGCCTTGGCAGACATCCCCCATCAGCAACTCCACAAGTGAAGTTGATGAACACCTTGTCACTGACGTCATCGGCACTAACTTCAGGCCAACCCTCGCCGGAGTTGATCGAGAAGATGCAACTGCGTGGTTGGGAGTAAGAATAGTTTGCCGCATCCAGTGTTTGTGTCACACCGTCTGAATCAACGTATGTGATCGAACTGACACTCGTGCTGCTACCCATCATCAGGTCGATCTTGTCGCCATTCTCTGGGAAGCAGTACATAGCCTGCTGCCATGTTGCCTGTATCAGGCCACGATTTATGTCTCGTTCCAGCCTCTCGGTGCTTGCTTCAATCAGAAGCGTCAGCTCATCGTCTTGGCTAGTGCCAGAGACTCTAAGATGTTTTTTTGCTTCGTCGAGGCTTACGGCTAGTCCGCTTGGGCTTGACGTTCTCGTCAGCGTCCAGTTTGGGTTCATCGTCTTTTACCTCTACGCACGCACCAAAAGAAATCAAAGTGTTGGCGACACCGATTTTATCGGTCCGCCAGATGGCCCCAAGAGGAAATCCTGCTTGGGGCCTTAAGAACTTGACCGTAATCATTATGTCAAGGTGATCTTGCTGAGAACTTCTGGGTTCACGCTTGCAACGTCAACACGCTGGGTGCAGACGATGCCAACCTGATCGTTCACGGCGTACAACTCGCGAAGGACGTTGAAGTTCAACGCACGGCGGTCACCGAAGTAGTGAGAAACGCCAAGGTCGCCGAATACGCAGAGCAGGTCGCCGCTCGTTGCAGCCGATGCACCGTTAATGGCGTTGACCAAGTTAACTGGGTAGCCGAACAACGATGGACGAGCACCAGCGGTCACGTCAGAAACTGCGTTTCCGCCAGCTGCGTTCAGCAGGTCACGGATAGGACCGTTCCACAGAGTTGCGTTCATGTAGAACTCTGGGTTCAAGCCACGCTCTTGGCCGGAAGCAACGACACATGCTGTCAAGTCAGCAAGAGTCAGAGCAGCAACCGATGCTACGTTCGTGTCAGCAACGCCAGCATCGCCTTCGATTCCGCCAGTGTAAAGCGATCCACCAAGGAACAGGTTGTTGTCCTCTTCCTTTGCGAAGCCCCAGGCCAAGTCACGAACGATCGTGTCAGTCATGGAGATGATGCTGTCCTCGGAAACCTCGGTGCTCATCTTCACAAGACCAGCCATCTTCTTGGCAGTCAAAGTGATCTGGCTGAAAGTCAGGTCGCTCTCGGTGATGGAAGCAGCTTCTGCTGGGTAGTAGATCGTGCTGTGTCCAGTCAACTTTGGAACGCTCCAAGTCATGGCACCCATGACAATGCGACGACAAACGTTACGTGCAACGCCGTACTCTTCAACCAAGTTGATCAGCTCGCTGCTTAGTGGAGCAGGAACGGTGAAGCCGCCCTTGTCGTCAGTTCCAACGCTCTGTGCTGCCATGAACTCTTGAGCCTTGACGTTTCCGCCAACTGCTGCAAGGAACTGGCCGGCAACGTAAGCATCTTCGCTGGAAGCAAAGACGTTTGACTTGTTGTACTTGGCTTGTGCTGGGATCATCTCTTTTTTCTCTTCGTGAAGTTCGGGTTCGATGGATGCCTC